CCACGAGTACCTCATCGAGCAGGTACAGTACACGGGTGCCGAGAGCATCACGAGCTCAAGCAACAAGCTCCAGCTCAACTTCAATCACCCGGTTAAGGAGCTCCAGTGGGTCGTCCAGCGTGACTCGTTCGTCGACTGCTCCAACCCGGCCTGGATTGCCTCAGTCGGCGGCCCGCAGCCGTTCAACTACTCTGATGACTTCAGCACGGACGGCATCATCATGTCTCTCCTTTCTCAGTCATCTGGTGCGATGGCCGCTGCCTCCGCTGATCCGGCTGCCGCGACGGCTGTACTAGGCCAGGGTGCGACGCAGGGTGCCACAGCTTACGGTGCCGACAGTGCCGACCAGACGGGCTCCGCCGAGTTCGAGTCTGGTGTCAACTACCTCCTCGCGAAGGTCGTACTTGACTCTGGCATCCGCTGCGAGGGCAAGAACCCGGTTGAGGTTGCCAAGCTCCAGCTCAACGGCCAGGACCGCTTCACGGAGCGTGAGGGCAGCTACTTCGACAAGGTGCAGCCGTTCCAGCACCACTGCCGCACGCCGTCTACGGGTATCAACGTGTACAGCTTCGCGCTCCGCCCCGAGGAGCACCAGCCGTCTGGCACGTGCAACTTCTCCCGTATCGACAAGGCGACGCTCCAGCTCACGGTGTCCCTCAACACGGTTACGGGTGCCCGCACGGCCCAGGTCCGCATCTACGCGCTCAACTACAACGTGCTCCGTGTAATGAGCGGCATGGGTGGTCTTGCCTACAGCAACTAGAGTGGTTGCTGGATACTAATCGTAGAAGTTATAACAAAAATAAAACTACAAATGAGTTTTCAAACGAAACATCATTTGTAGATAAATGGACGAACAATCCTGCAAATACGTAGGGTCATATGCGCTCATGAAGTTGTGTAACAAACGAAATCCAATTCCTACTTCGGATACAAATATACTTAATCCAGCATGGTATTCAAATTTGAAAGAAGGGGATATCTTGCATGTATGTCCTCAATCAATTCCAAAATTTGTATCAGACGTATTGCCAACAATTAAAACAAAGTTTATTCTTGTAACAAATGCATCAATAATGACAATTCCAACTGATGTGAAAGAATCACTTGTTATTTTGATGCATCCATTACTGATTTGCTGGTTCGCTCAAAACTGCACATCCGATTATTCCAAATTATGCAGAATTCCGCTTGGAATGGACTACCATAGTCTTAAACCTGAACCAAAGGCATTTGTTTGGTCCACGCCAAACAATAATCATAAATGGGGAGAAAGGAAGAATCCAATTGATCAAGAACGCGATCTAATAAATGTTCAAAAATTGGCACCATTAAAACGCATATGCAAAGGTTATGGTAATTTTCAGTTCTTAATGACAACGCGATTTGGAAAAAATGATAGAACTGAGGCGTTTGAAACAATTCCGAAAGAATTAATGTTTTACGAACCAAAACAAACAACTCGTATTAATTGTTGGAAGAATATGGTAAAATATGCATTTGTAGTATCACCACAAGGTAACGGATTAGACTGTCATCGTACATGGGAAGCACTTTGTTTGGGTTGTTATCCAATACTTAAAACTTCTGGTTTAGATCCATTATTTGATGATTTACCCGTTTGGATAATCAAAGAATGGTCTGATGTAACTATGGAAACTATGACCGCAAAGATGATCGAGTTTGATGAAAAAACATTCAAACTAGAAAAACTTACATTAAAGTATTGGCAAGATTTGATACATTGTGCTAGTTGAATTGGTTTAGTATATGAATAATTAATCTATCATCTTTAGCACATGTACTATCAACATGGTATACTTTGTCTAGGCGTGAGTTCAAAATATTTAATATTTTATCTTTGCTAATTTCACTCCAATCTTCGGAATAACCACTTTGTTGTGATTGACCAAATAGCCTATAGTCATCTATAATTATAATGGCGCGATGTTTAAAAAGATTAAAGATATGTGTAATTTCTTCAAGTAACGGACAATCTTTGCTTCCTTTTCCTGTATTTCCTGAACTATAATGACCATCTAAAAAGAAAATACAGTTATCATCAATACTCGGAAGAAGACTGTGAAATACGATATCACTATCACCATGTATAAATTTTATTTTGTCTCCATTGTATTTATCTTTCGTAGTTTTATAGTAAAATTCACTACATTCAACTGTAAATAGTTTATCAAAAAATGGTTCCATTCTAAATATTGTTTCTCCAGTATGTGTTCCGGTTTCAACAAAGTATTTATAATTACGGTAATCATCTCTCAATTGTAACAAAAAACTATCATCAATAGATGGCATTTATAGGTTTTTCCATTTAATTGTTTAAATCAATTCTATAATAACACCTGGAAAAAAATAACCTTCTTCTTGAATAATAGAGACATCGTGTGACCACTTGCTTGGCATAACAATTGTTCGATTAGGATTTAAAAATGCACCCCACCATGAAAATGTCGAGTTAGCACAAATACCACCTTGTTTGCATTTAGACATCATACACAGTGCCATGACTTCATCTTCACTCACAAATGTATATTGTATTTTTTGTAAAAATGTAAAGTTCTTTGCATATTCAATATCATTTGTAAAAATGTAGAAATGTGTTGTTTCAGCAAAATGTTCAATTGCCTTCTCGTAATATGTTGTTAAGTCAACATGATGTAGCCAGTGATTGACATAATCACCTCCTCGAATATGAATAAAAGCTCCATCAATGATAGAACATTCAGGTAAGACAAGTTTACTTACAAAATCATCTGATATGTATTTCCAATTTTGAAAATATCCTTGCAAACAAACAGGACCTTCTGGTATTATTTTAGTCCAATCGTGTTTTACATATGATGGTTCATTTACTATAGAACATGGGCCGTTAAATAGCGGATAGCTATTAAATCTTGAAAGGAGAGATGAAAAATAATTAACAACAGAATGAAGTGTTTTAGGGCTATTTTTCTCTATAAGATATACATTTCGGGTTGTCTCTCTAGCAATTGTTTCAACTGCAGCAAGTTGAAACAACTGGTTACCCAGCCCCCCTTGTAGTTTAACTACTAGCATTGATAATCTACAACACAATTCATTGAATCGCTAAACCCCACTGACTGCTTACCAACTCGCTTTAATGAATAATACCAATTCGATGTTGGTTGTAATCTCTTCCAATACATATCACATACATATGAACTGATGTGCGTAGGATTATCTTTAAAAAGACGTAATCCTTCCTCCCATGTATCTATAAGTTTCTCATAAAAACGCGAATGAACAATGTATCCACTTGCAGTTTGATTATCAATAACTTTACCAAACATTTCATTATATGGCTCTGATTTTATGATATTATAAGACAACATGACTACATCGTAATCAGAAGGTAAATTTGATAGAATTTGTGAATATTCTTCCGGTGAAATTAAAAAAATAAAATCATCTTCAAAAATAGTTACTGATTCTAACTTTAGATCGCGAGCATTTTTCAGAACAGTTAAATGGGACTCAGACGCTCCTAATGTACCAACTTCATGTTTAATAGCAGGAAATCGTTCAACTTGTATATTCATTTTTTTACATTCTTCTTCGAATTGTTCCTTTCGGTCGGTTCGTGAATCTAAATTGATGTAAAAGGACATTTATTTATTAACTATACTGTAATCTGTAATCTATAACGCGCGTATTATATACCAGTTACATGTGTGTATAAAGATATAAATGATACCCGTATTTATAATTGCATTTAATAATCCAACATATGTATCTTCAATGGTAGATCAACTACTTAAGTATACATCTTATATTTATATCATTGATAATTGTAGCACATTTCTACCAATGATAAAACTATTAAATGAAACTAAAGTTAATGTTATTCGAATGTCTCAAAACTATGGTCATAAAGTATATCAGCGCCCTGAAATTCAAGAGTTAATAAAAGGCGATTACTATTGCATAACTGACCCTGATTTAAGAATAAATCCAAATATTCCACTCAATTTTATTGAGATATTTAAAAATATAAGCGATGAGTATCAGAAACATAAAGTTGGATTTGCACTTGATCACCTGAATAACATACGAACAGATATAACGTATGAAAATAAAACAATTACCGAATGGGAATGGTGGTTATGGAATTTTAGAATAGATCACCCAACACTTGAAATGTATCCATCAACAATCGATACAACCTTCTGCTTAATTAATAAAAAGTATCCAGATGATGCTGGGCGTAATCATATACGAATTGCAGGTAATTTCTTATGTATTCATCGGCCATGGTTAATAAATTGGAAAGAAGAACTTCCGGAAGATGAGTTGGCATTCTATAAGCAAAATACAACCTGCTCAACGTGGGTTTAACAGTTGTAATCTACAACACAATTTAATAAATCACTAAAACTCACTCTCTGTTTACCAACTCGCTTTAATGAATAATACCAGTTTGAAGATGCTTGTAAAGGTTTCCAATATTGATCAATTATATAATTATGATGGTCATGTGAATGGTGTTTAAATAAATTTAAACCTTCTTCTTCTCTAGCAATAAGTTTATCAAAAAATCTAGAATGAACAATGTATCCACTTGCAGTTTGTGTTTCAATTACTTTTCCAAATAATTCATTAAATGGTTGGGATTGTTTTAAATTGTATGATAGCATAACCACATCGTAATCGGATGGAAGATTTGTTATAATTTGAACATACTCTTCCGGTGAAATTAAAAAAATGAAATCATCTTCAAAAATAGTTACTGATTCTAACTTTAGATCACGAGCCTTTTTCAACAGTGTAAGATGGGATTCATTACATCCTATTCCACCTATATTGTGTTTAATTGCCGAAAAACGTTCAACTTGTATATTCATTTTTTTACATTCTTCTTCAAATTGCATCTTACGGTCTTCTCTCGAATCTAAATTGATGTAAAAAGACATTTGTATATAACAAAGATGCCGAACAATAAAACACAACGCATTGGATCTCGTCGAAAGGTCTTTAATGGTTCTGCAGAGAAGACGGTTGGTGGTCTACGTAAGGAAGATCTTTTAAAGAATACTGCTGGTCGCATCGTTTCAGTAAAGCGTCATCACACTATGAAACGCCGTATTGCAGGCGGCGAGTTTGGCAAAACGGATGAATAGTGATCAAAGTAATTGAGAATACAAATATACACACCAGTTCAAAATGCCTAACCTTACCGACTCGCTTCTTTCGAAGTGGATTGAAAAGGGTGATATCGCGCAGCTAAAGCGCAACTACGATGCTATCGTAAGGTCTGGTAAGCTACAGCGCCCAGGCATTATCTCTATGCTTCATATGTGTCGTCCTGATGAAGACGACGATGATCCAGATGGTCTCTACGCCCTTTATGGAAAATTCCTAGGCGAAGAGTAATGAAAGACATTGTAGATACCTGGATCAAGAGTGTGAATTGGAAAGTCGGAAAGTTTTCAATGCTTCCGATTTTTTTTGGCACTGTCATGGCGATTCTTGACATCTTCATGATGAGCAGTGTAAAGATGATAAACACAGGTACTCTTTCATATGGATTTGGATTTCCATTTGCAACTATAGTCTATGCTACTCAACCGTATATCTTCCTAAAGGCTCTCAATTATGAAAACATGACAGTTGTCAATTTAATTTGGAACTTAATGAGCGACATAATTGTTACATTGCAGGGTGTACTTATATTTGGTGAATCAATTGCTGGTCTACGTTGGCTTGCAGTTTGCATGAGTATTGTATCATTGGTTCTCTTTGCATACACAGATTAATGAATTGCAAGATAAATGATATGGTCGGTAAATAGTATATTGTCTGTGTGTTTTGCAATTGAAACATAAAAATCACCATCACCGCCAACACGATCGCCCCACGTTCCCTTTTTATTTAACTCGTATGGGATGATGCCATTTGGCGTTCCTATGTTGTTTACCTTTATCTCAGGCGTTTTTGGAAATGTATATTGGTAGTAATACATTTTTGTTATATAAAGTCTATGTATATCAACACATGTATTTCTTATATCTACAAATGCATTTGGAAGATATACATCGTCATCGTCTGCATGCATCACAAAGTCAGTCTTTTCTAGAAGAGATGCATATTTATTCCGAATACCATGACCCCAAAATCCAAGAGCAGTTGGCTCTGAGTGTATATGAACCTGGCCCTTAGTTTCGACATTTATGTTTGTTGGTTGAACACCATCAAATACGATTGTCAAGTGATCAATTTCAGTTAGATTAGGAAGAATCGTATCCAACATTCTCTGGAGTGTATCACGGCCAACAGTTGCTATCAAAATATGAAATGATGGCATTATAAATGCTATATAAAACCCGTTTAAACCAAGTGTTCAAAGACAATTAAATATGGAGAAGTTTGTCGATAATGAATATACTGATAAAAACAGTTGCCACTCATATATTGAAGTGTATGAAAAACTGTTCGCACCAATTCGCGACTCATGTACAAAGGTACTAGAAGTTGGCATTCATCATGGAGCATCAATCAATATATGGTTGAATTATTTTCAAAATGCACATATAGTGGGTATTGATCCAAATCCTTTAGTCACATATGATTTTTCTAACAATTCGCGAATTTCAATTTTTAAACAGAATGCATACGATATGACACTAGTTACCAGTCTCGGACTTGAAACATTCGATATTGTTATAGATGATGGCCCCCATACTCGTGCATCTATGATAGACTTTGCGACTATGTATTCAAAACTGCTAAAACCTGGTGGAATTCTTGTTATTGAAGATATTCAGTCATCCGATTGGATACCTTTAATTATCAAGTGTCTTCCTACGAATATGCAGCATAATGCAGTTGTCTACGATAGACGTCATATTAAGGGTCGTTATGATGACATTATGATTGTTGCTAGAAACGAATTTTAAAAAGTTCGATACTCAAAGATCATACATGGATCCTCCTCTTACACGACGTGAAACTAAAAAGACCGACAAAGAAAAGAAAGGCGGTCCTTATAGTTCGAAACATGTGCGAAATGTTGAGAAAATTCAGAGTGAAAAACGTAAATCTCTAAAGACGAAGCAGAGGTAAATGTGCAACTCGCTGTGTTTTACGATTATCGCGAACCTTTGTATAATGTCCAGTGGATGTTCTGCGGCAGGTTTTTCCACGATAAGACTTTTTAGCGCATCCGCTTTTATAATACATTCCTCTCATAACATATCCTTTAAACGAAGGAAGCGTTGTGTGAAATTTAGGTGCTAAATATTTGAGAAGTCCATACATCCACTTCGTATATGTTTTTTTGCTTTGCAGTTCAACAGGATGCTGTTTTAAATATTGATCGAATGAATGAAATGGAAATTGTGTACTTAGCTTTTCTATAAATGTACGCTGGTTTGCCATATCAATTTCTTCCGGTTCAGCTGGGTAATTTAAAGCAATCGAGAATAAAAAATCACGACCCGGAATTTCAGTTGGTTTTAAATGCATATAATGATTTTTCACATCTTCGAATGATGGATCGCCTCCTGGATTGATTACATTAGGATCATCTTTGCATTGTGTTCTTAATTTGTTATTTACCATGTTGTGAATTTCATACAGCCACTTACCAGGTTCACCTCGTAACGGATGATCGTGTACGAACTCTGTAGTGCTAGCACGACAAAACTTACAGGGTAGAATATCTTTCATCTGAAGCAAAACATCTTCGGGATGTTTCGATTTGAACGCGATCAGATGAAATAATTGCCATCCAGAAGGACCCCAATAACGAGTGTCCATAACTACTTCTTACCGTGAAAAAGTTTCTAACTGTAATTGTAAAATGTCAGATCTACTCACACTTTCACTTGCCGTTTATATCGGTCTGACGTTCGTTGACTTCTTTAAGGCGTTATCTCGTGATCTAGTCACGCCGCTATTTGCCCCGCTATTCCCGGGCGCTCAGAAGTCAATCAGCACGTTCACAGTCCAGGCTGGTCCGTTTACTCTACCGGTTGGCGACGCGCTTGCTGCCACAGTCCACCTAGTAGTTGCTCTTTTCCTCGTAAGCCTAGTGCTTCCGTATATCCGTACATATGCTCCCCTAGTGTCTCGTAAGTAAAAAGTGGTGTTTATAAATAAGAATGTCAGATGGAACATGGAGTGGCTGGTTTGCTAGTAAATTTCAAGGTGTAAAAGATGCTGTAACACCCAAAGCTGCTCAGCCTCTTCTTTCCGATACAGCTGTTACAAAAGTCACTGGAGCTGCCCCTGAGGCCCCTAATACAAATATAACAGGCGGTCGCCGTCGCACGCGCAAGGCACGTAAGGGTCGCAAGACTCGCCGTGCTCACCGCAAGCATTAATTTAGACCAATTTGCATTTTAAATCTATACTATATGTAGAATGGATCTAATAAATATAATACAAGATTCAGTGGATACATCTGTAACTCTGAAACTATTTACATCGAGAAAATCCTCAGCGTATTGCCATATTTTTCATAGTAGTTACGCAAAGTTCCCATTGTCCCAACTAAAAACCGTAGATAATTTTAACACAAAGCGTCTTTCCAACAATCCATATCCCAAAGAAGACCGTCCTAGAGGGCAAGCAGATTTGGATTCGGTTGTACACCATAGGCGAGTAATACGGGAACAAGGCGATACAGAGCCCATATGGATCGTATTGAAAAAGGGAACCTATACTTTGCTGGATGGTGCTCATCGCATTGTTGCTACCTATTTAGAACACAAACGAACTATTCCGGCATATATAGTTCATGCTGACGAATAAAGTGTCTATTTGAGATCCACATATGTCTAAATATCCAATTTGAAGTTCACCCAGCCTCCCTTTGGACATGCGCCATACAAACTCACAATACGCTTCTCCATGTCGAGAGGGGTCAACAAACGTTGATCACTCTCTTCCTTCCACTGCTTAAATACGCGTTTAAGTGTAGCCTTGTCAACACTAATAGGTTCTTCACCTTCCACCAGAGGAGAGATCTTCTCTGCAAGGAATCGTGCAATACCATCGTTCTCGTTACGATAATCAGATGTATATTCCATGACCTTTGCCGGTGCAGCAAGCTTACGCAGACCCTTCTCTTCCTTCAGAATTGTAACCATATAGTTCAGAAATGGAGTTGCCCAATCCTTTGAGTTAACTAGGTTCTGAATTGACTCATCAAGCGGAAACTCATTTGCCGCATGAGGCGTTACAACAAATTTCGATACAAAGTTGATTACCATCAGACGACGCCAAGTACCTCCATCTGTCGTATTGATCTTCGGCTTATCGTTACATGCAAGGTGAAACTTAGCAAGAACCTCAAACTCACAACCTGACTTGAACAGATCACGTGCATACATCTTCTCTCCAGATGTAATTTCCTTCATGAGTCCAGTGTTGAGTGCAATTGCCTCATCTGGTTCCTGCATGGTTACGAAACGACGACCCTTGAGACGAATGACTTCCGGAGCAGCTGAACCAGAACCCTTACGCTTCTGAGTAAACAAAGAGATTGGAACAGTACACGCATAATCACCAAGAGCCTTTGAAAGCAAATTCATAATCATTGACTTACCGTTAGAACCAGAACCGGTCAGAATGTGAAACTTCTGAGCCGGATTACCACCAATCAAACAAGTTGCCAAATGCTTCATAAAATACTCTCGTACTTCGATATCAGGTAGAACCTGTTTGATAAACTTATCAATTGCGGGCCAAACAGCATATTCATAATACGGCTTATCGGAATCGTAATCAATTTCAGTTGAGAATGAGATATAATCTTCGGGCTTTCCATCGCGAAGTTCCATCTTTATCAAATCGAATACACCATTATTGAATGCAATCAAATCCTTATTTGCATCTACTTTCTTTGTAAAGTCTTCGTCAAAGAACAACTCCTTGCACTCCTTCATAACGTTTGCTTTGAATCCGGTCTTCTTCAAGTTCATGAATACCTTATTAAGACCGTTACGCTGATTATCGAGCTTACAGTATTCGCAAACACCACAATCCGTCTTTCCTTCTCCCGCACATTCTGTAAGACCACGATTATTCATTTCTACATTAGTCTTGGTCATACGATCGAAGAACAAAGTTGCAATCTGCTTTGAAAGCTTAAGTAGTAGATCTACACCGGAGTCATTCTCCTTCCAAATATGACCCGACCAACGGTACCAGACGTTATTACGGAAATCAGAACATTTGTAGTTATCGCGGAACTTTGCATGAATTACACAAGCAGCATCGTGTTCCGTTTGAGAGCAAGCGGCAAGAACTAGACGTTCTACATTATGCGACTCAATTTCGTCATACCCAGTGCGATCATCTTCACGAGACCAATAACGAAGAGTTCCTTCTCCGAGACGATCTCCGTCATTACGAAAAGTCAGACCATTCCACTTCTGAATACAGTCTGCTTCATTGTACTTCTTTTCATCCTGTGAGCTGAAATCTAGAAAGACATCTAGAAGATCGGGGTGAATATTGTGAAGACAGATTGCAACCTGTACCCACTGTTCGTATCCTTCACAACGTGAGACGTTCAAATTCATCACATGCTTCTTAAGATAGTCCTTGCGATCAGGATCCAACATTACAAAGATGCGACCGTTGGGTGAAGAAGCACGAGAGTTCGTTTTCTCACCACGAACTGCAGGACGTCCGCGTCCAGGAGTTACAGCACGTCCACCTGAAATACGTACTTGAGGTTGTTCTTTAATTCCCTCATAAAGCTTCTTACCTTCCTCTGTCATTGGAGTCTCATCTTTATCATCGCGACGAAGAGAAAGGGTCTTGAGAAGATCTAGAGAAATTTGAGGAACGTCATTCTTAATTTTGATTTCATTCTTCGAACAGTCTAGAATATAGGCAGTAAGATACGGTAGAGCATTTGGATCATTCTTGCGTGACCCATACATAGTCCAAGGACCAGAACGATTGACAACCGCCTCATCATATACCTTCTCCCACGGTTCGTTGAGAGGAAGACCTGGAAAGAATTCATCCATACGCTTCACAAGTGCACGTCGTACACGCTGCTCTACGAACTTGTGACTACATACTGCAGGTACGACCATATGGATACCGGACTTCATGCGATTATTTTTCGAGTCAAATGTAGGCTTGCGTTTCTCCATCACATAAACATCAAAGTTATCAGGAAGCTCCAAATATTCACCCATCATCTTCAGATACTCGGACGTAAATTTCACGACTTGTTCCTGTGTATGAAGATGATTCTTGATGTCGGCCGGGTAAATGAAATCAAAATCGATGCGAAGTGGGCCAATATCGGTCGAACGTTCAGTTAGATACTGTTTATCTTGATCAAGAATTGCTTCCGCATATAGCTCATAAAATTGGGTAATAGCATCTTCACCAACGAAATATTTACCACCGGCTAGCGACGTGTGAGTCCAAACCCCGTCAGCCTTATGGTTCTCAAGAAATTCACGTAGACCACCTTTTGACGCCATCGTATGTTGACCTTGGATTATTTTCCTTCGACCAATCCATTTTGAACGAATATAAAAAACGTATTTAGAATTGATCCTGATATACAAAGCAAGAATGCCTCTAAAGTTCTGTCCTTCATGCCGTAGCTGCCTCTATCAAATTGAGGAAGAGGTTGTAGAAGGAAAGAATATTGCATATGAAAAGTGTCACAAGCCGGAATGTTCATTCAAGCGTGAGATAACTGGTAAAAATCCGGTAGTATATGAACACATTCTACAACAGGACAAGACATCTACATTTGCGGTGAATGACTATATTGAGCACGATCGTACTCTAGATCATTTGACAAATGTTATCTGTCGTAATAAGGAGTGCCCATCTCACGACAAAGATGGTCCCGAACCCGATGTAGTTGCAATTGAACTGAATGCAGAAGAACTTGTTTGGATGTATAAGTGTGTTAACTGCAAGACAATGTGGAAACAAAATTCACGTGCTAGTTAATAAATGTCGTGGCTGTGGATTATTGGACTAGCTGTTGTTGGTTATGTTGTTTATAAATATGTAACTACGGATCACTTTACAATGCCCGCATCAACTGGCGTAATTATTGGTGTATGTGTTTTTGCTGTTTTACTACTTGCAGTATATTTCACTGTGTTCCGTCCTTAATAAAACCTATATGGAAACAAAATTCACGTGCTAGTTAAGTAAATGGTCGAGTTCAATTATTATAGATGGATTAAGATTGCTATTTTTATTGCTATTGTTACAGGTTTAGTCACCATGATAGTCCCCTTTTTTGTATTTAACACTCCTGTTACTGTTCTTGAAAATGGAAAAACTCTTGAAATATTTTTAGAAGGTTGGGGATTTTTTGGCGTTTTTTATGCTATAATGTTTACAAGCTATGTTTTTTGGATAAATCTAGCAAGAACTGATCCTCTTAAATTTCTAAGTGCAAAATCTGGATTTGCTATTTCCGATTTTATTATGAAGAAATAAGTAATGGCAACTCAAAAAAGTAAGTTTTGTAAATGTATTAAAGCTGTAAAAGCTCGTGGTATTTCTGAACAGGGTGCGATTGCAATCTGTGTGAAGTCAATGTTACATAAAAAGGGACGTACATTAAAAAAGTTTAGTTGTGGAAAGAAAGGGAAACTTGTTACACAGAAGCGGAAGCCGTAAGTGCAGCCCAAGAAACAGGGAACTTTTTACTTAGTTCATCTCCAATCTGTCTTGCATATTTCTGAATTTCACGCTGAGCATCCGGAGATGTTCTCAGCTTGTAAAGACGAGCATATGCTGCAAGACTACCTGTCTCAATAAACTCAGTATACATAGACTGTGGTAGCACAGTACGAGCAATTTCAGGAGCAACTTCTTGATCAAGAAGCTGTTCATAAAGGGCAATACTTTCGCGGATTTGATAAGAAATTGCACCATGAAGAAAGTCAGAATTCTCGACCGCAGTCTCTCTGCTACCTTGTTTAATTTTAGGGTCACGCTGGCGTAGCTCGGTAGGATCGGGAATCCAACACTCCGGAGGAGTATCAACATAACGACGACTAACTTCATTACGAGCAAATCCAATTTGATGACGATACCATTCACGCGCTACAAAGATGGGCATTTTGATACGAAATTGCGCCTGTGGGTGAAAGAAAGGACTAATGTGATTATGTTTAGCAAGGTACGTAACTAGCTTGGCATCCTGGTTGTTGAATTCAGTCGATTCCTTTGCAAAAGATACACGAGCTGCATTTACGACCATCAGATCATCACCCATTACATGTAGAAGTTCAACGGATGCCATTAGTATACATTGTAATCCTTGCTTCAAAACGTATTTCTGGATGAACAAAAAAGAAAAGAGTACAATAATGGAAGATCTTCGTATTCAGTCGCGTCTTCTGCATCCCGAAGTACAAGCTGTATCTCGCGATGAAGTTACTGAAGCTTTGAAAATGAATCGTGTTATGGATCCTTATTACACGAAGTATGAGTACGTTGCTCTGCTTGGAACACGTATCCAGCAGCTCTCTGAAGGTGCACAGCCTCTTGTTTCAATCGATGGAATGGTAACGTCCGATCCACGTTTCCTTGAAAATGTAGCAAAGAAGGAGATCAACGAGAAGAAACTACCATTCATCATCCACCGTCGTGTTCTAAATGGTCAGTCTGAATACTGGTCTACAACCGAACTCTCTGTTATGTGGTGATTAACCATTCATCGCGTGTTGAACTTCCTTCGTAGGAGGAAATACTAATAGAGGTGTTTGCTTTGAATCCTTTGCTAACATATTGGGGCTGTCGTGTACGGCAGTTCCATTAGCAAACTGTAAATCAATACTTGTTGACGGATCAAACCGTGCCTTATCCTTTGATACGTCTTGGTTTAGACGTCGCTTGTCGGAGGGTCTGTATACAACCCACGTCTGATATAAAACATAGATGACTAGAAGTGCACTCGCTAGTGTCGTATAGACATATCCATAATAGTAAGCAAGTGCTACTAAAGATAATAGCACAAGAGTCGTGACCTCGCGACCTATCGATAAATAAAAATCAAAGAATGGTTCCGCAAGGTGAGGAAACATTACAAATATCGCTAAAAACGTCGAACTCGCAAGAGCCAGGCCGAAGTCGGGTGTCATTCTTATCCTTTTTACATAGAAAACGAATTGGAAAACAAAGAGAGCACAGAGAGTAAAATGATCATTCCAATCCTCTGCTTTAGCTGTCGAAACCCTATTGCGGGCAAGTATCAGACATATCTCAAAAAGGTAAAGGAATATCGTAAAAAGGAAGGAAAGTCTGAGACAAGTGAAATGGAATATTTGACTGCTAGCACAGAGAAGACAGCAGAAGGTAAGGCATTGGATGACCTTGGGGTCAAACGTATGTGTTGTCGTCGTCATTTCCTATCCCATGTGGACCTTCTATAGTAATAAAATCCAGCCACAACACAAATGTCCTATACGGAATATTTAAGACGAAAGGCCGCAGCTGAGCCTGTTATTGTCGATACTCGTTTAAAGCTTGATGCGTCGTCTTACACTACGCGTGTAAAGCTAGCTGCAAGTTCAGTTTTTGCCCCCGATGGTCAAAAGTATGGTTCTATAACCAACGTAAGTGATCCTGATAGTGGTGGCACTGCTGGACGAACTATTCATGCAATTGCTAGCTATAAGAAGGGATCCGGTGGACGCACTCCCGACGCTAGTACGTTTACGGCATTCCGTGGAAGCCAGTCTCTTGCAAAGCAAGCGCTTGTTCCTAAACCAGTCCGGTATGTATTAAATTCAAATGATGTGGGTAGCTTAAGCGGATGTGTACCGATCGATGCACCCATTCCTCCTCAAAATGCGAGCTCATTTACTAAGAGCATAATTGCATGCCACGAATCACAGGGCGAAAAACACGATACGAATGGCTCAACGTATCCTAGCCCTCCTATGTTCGTTGATAATACAATCAGCCAGGTAAAGAACTACAATTTACCTCAAAACAAGACAGTGTATCAAATCTCCCAGGACTGTCTCACATGTGGCAGAAATTCTGAAGGTACTAGTGTTACATGCTCGTTCTGTACTGGGGCTAACCACGTTCCCCCTGCTGATATGCCTCACAATACACGCTGGGGTGCTCGTCCCAAGAAATCAGCTCAGCCGATTCTTGTTGTATCGTCTCCTTCAGATGCTCGCAAGGTAGGTGACTTTCATCCTCGTAATATCCCATATGTTGAGAAGCACCATGGTAATTCTGCAATTGGTCATGTTCAGTATCCCAAAACACCGTTTCGTATTCCGTCTGGAACTGCTGCTCATTTGAAAATTAATGAGCCTATGCATTATCCCGGAACTATGTAATTTACGAATTTAGAATGAATGTATATAATGCTGTGGGTTCTAACAAACTTAGATAAAATTAGTGAATTTCGTGAACTGTTTAAAACAACTCACGAAACACATCGGTTTTTGGATTTGTCGAAAGTTAATAGTAACGAATTAGCAAATGAGGCAGAGTCTATCGTTTCACATCATTCGAATTGTGTTGTGTATTTGGGCTACCTAGAACCTGGTTGGATGCTTACATCTCCGGATCAAACAAGATTGCGAAAGTTGTTCCGAAAGTTTCCTGTTGCAGTTGTTAGTTTTTATCCAGAGAGCCTTCCTTACTCATGGAAAACTGATATTGAAACAATTTACACAGAAAAGTCCAATGGATTCGCCAACTCTATCAACGATGGTAGTGCTGTACACGACAAACCTAAAGATGGACACCACAAAGCTCCTAGAAAGTCTACCGCTAAATAATCAAATTATTAAGATTGAGAAGCGGGGACTAACGAAACGAGGTGAGAGTAAACGTGATAAGATCAAACATCGTGCTAAGGCCGTGGAAATTTCTACCAAGAATACTGGGTTTGGTCATAATTCAATCACACTTGTTATGATGAATGATGGAAAAGGTGAACTTCTGCAGAAAGAAATTACAGTTAAAATCTTTCAAAATGGTGTATTCCATTTGACTGGTGTCCTAGATGATAGATATGATCAAGACTGTATGGAAATCCTACTGAAGATTCTATGGGCAGATTGTCAATCTGCGATGAAAGATGTTCCTGAAAAATATGAAATACTGTCTCGTCGTGTTGTTCTGATGAACTATACTACGAAGCTTACATCAAATCAAACTATTGCCCGCGAAGCATTCTATATTGCAATTCGTTCTGGTAAATATGAAAATGTAACATGTCATTATGATCCCGATGTATATCCTGGTGTCAAGGTACACATTGGTCCACAGAAGTGGACTGCTAAAGTATTTCGTACTGGAAAAATCATTCTAACTGGTATTACTACACACTCTGAATGCGGAGTCTTTATACAACAACTCCTTTCGCTGTTTGAGAAGGTGCTGCCGCAAGTGCTGTTGAAATAGTATAAGTTAAAAATAATTGACCAATTGTTAAGACTGTCAAGATGGTCATCCAGCAAAATAATGAAAACCCAATCGTCATTTTTTCCCATGTACCACTAAACACGGCGATTGCTCCCCCGACGACGATGAGAAGACTTGCGCTTGCTCCTCCTATGATTCCTTGAATGACGGCGTCCATGCTTCTTTGTTTTACGTGTATGTTTTCGTCTTCCAGCTAATTGCTCATTCTCAGCACGAAGTCGCGACCCACCAACCTTATAAGGAGCAGCACTAGCAAGTTTATCATACATTGCGCCAGTTCGTAGGTGGTTTAGAGCATCAACTCCTGCTATTTGATTCTTTACAGGATCAACGCCAGGAATACTACCTGCAGTTGGGATTTCTAGAGGAACTACATTAGGACCACCACCTTTCAAGCTTCTACGTCTCTTGAATGTTTTGCGTCGTCCACCTTTTTGTCCAGCGCCGAGACCTTTAACTGCAGCCACATTTGCAGCCTGTGCGGCTAGAGTTGACGTGGCTGCTGCTTTAAGTATACCTCCATCTACCGTTTGACTAAAACCCGAATGAAGAGCGGGTTGACCTGGATAAATTTGCCCGTTCGGCAAAGTAGCCATCTTAATGTATGAAAGAGAAATAAGATAAATGTCGGGTCGTACTTCAATTCAGATTCAGGCCCTTGTGCGTGACATGGATACCAGTATACGTAAATACAAAGCCCTAAAGATTTCCAATCCGGCCGAATATCGCAAAAAGATTGAGGCTGGAAATAAAGTTCTATACGATGAGTTTCCATCTATCTTTGAAATGCATTTTGAAGGAAGACTAGATAGCACGTTTTTTGAAATGCTAAAACTACGTCAGAAAGTTGAAAAGAAGGAACTTACGGATGAAGAAGCGTCTAAAATTATCGGTCAGAAACTGTTTGATCGTTATGTTGCACCTGTCGTAAGTACTTTGCCTACACCTGCAAGTCCTCCTCCTATGTCATATGCAGATTACTACAAACAGTTCGACAAAAAAGAAGGTACAGAATAAATAAGAATGCCGTATACTTTTGCTAGAATGCCTGCGGTTATCGATAAAAAGAAGAACGTACCTGGTAAGGACACATCTGTTCTAACAAAGACTCTGCGAATCAAAACAGTTGGTTCATTTATTTCCTCGAACGGTGTTCTGGGTAATATCAAAAAAGCAATGCAGGCTGCCAAATCGAATCAGTATGGTAATGAGGGTAATTTTATAGAGGTATCGAAGCTTAATAATACTACGCTGTAGATTCAGTCTTAAACACTTCACGCAACTTCATCATGATCTTACCTAGCTTGTTATGTCCACGCCACTTAGAAGGTTTTCTTGATTTATCAGATTCGCGTCCAGATCCAATTCCCCAATATCCTCCACGAGGATCTGCTTCACCAATCATTTTACTACCTGTATCCAGCAACTGCTTACGTAGTTCTGGATGTTGGACAAACTTCGCTCGAACGCCCTTCTCCATAACCATATCTTTTTCGGCATCCCACTTTTCAGGAATTAAATCCTTCACCTTCTTACCAAGAGCTTTGGCGGCTTTAGGTGTTTTTGCTTTCAGAATCTTTTCATACATTTCTTCATCCGCGAATAGTTTGGCCTTCATTGCTTGGAAATAGTGTTCAACTGTCGCAAACTTTACACCATCAATTTCAATCGGATACTCTGCCATATTGCTGAGTGCACGATGCTCACCCTTGCTTTCATCAGCACCAAAGAAGAGAACAGGTTCCTCTTCAGGTTCCGGTTCCTTGCGTAGCTTACGAGTCTTCTTTACCTTTGCATCTGGTTCAATCTTTACTTCTTTCTCGTCTTTGACTACATCTCCTTCTACAGGTTCTTCTTCAACCTTAGGTTCTACTACTACCGATTCCTTCTTCTCTTCCATCTTCTTGGAACGCTTGAATATGAATGTGCGATTTAGGAATGAGAACAATTGCTGTTCCTTTGTAAGCGTTAGCTGAGTTTGGTCCGAATAGATCTCGGTGAACATCTTAGACTCCACAAGATCAAAGTCATGTTCTTTCATAATTTCAACAACCTTATCGAATGGAACGAGATATTCAACAGCCGGCTTGTCAAACGACTCTAGGAATACTTTTACAGGCATACCAAACTCCTCGGTCCACTTCTCTCTATCTTGATACTCTTTCGTATACTCTCCGGCAATCTGGCGTGTCTTTCCAAAGTACTGAGTCTTTTTACCAAGTAGGAGTGAATAGATAGCCTTTCCATCGGAACAAGTTCCAAAGAATGTATCCGAACAATGATCCCGAATATTCTTTGCAAAGTTACGGAAGATTAGTTCAGATTCACATGCATAGTGCATAGCAAACTGGCAAGACACACGATCGAATACATTCAACCCTTCGAACTGTGATAGATACGTTGTAGTTCCCTTTTCATTGCCAAGTAGAATAGGCATATACTTATCTTCCTGATCGAACAGAGGATGTGCTGTCATATCGCCAACAATGTACAGAATGGGGGGCATGAAATCATGAGGGTTCATATTCTTATCTTTCAGGTAACGAACAGCTGCTCCCTGAGAAGGTGAAGTAATATTGAGCAATGAGAAATCTAATCCTACAACTTTAGACGGATGTGATTTCTTGAGTAGGTGCATATCTCCACCACGTCCGCATGCTAGCTCAAGTACTGTATCATTTTTATGAATATGTGTTTTATACATATCAGCCTTGATCATACGGTGAAACGTATACACATCCTTGAATACACGAGAATCGCGCTTTAGATCATCGCGATAGTAAGCATCATCTTCGAATGCACTATCTGTAGGGCTAGACACAAAGTTTGAAATCATTCGCTCAGTGATAGGTACATGCATGGATGTCCATACGCTGTTTGCAGTTGCAAAATCATTTCCGTATTGTAGTTCACGTTTAACACGGTACAAATATGTCTTATCATAACGCGTACGCATGATGATCCATTGGCCAATATCAGTATCGTATGCACATTCAATGATTGTGTTGTCTTCAATCTTATTGCCATGGATGTCTACAGGAATACCCTTTCCATTCAGCGGAAGCTTGATCTTATATGCGTCGGGATCACGAGGACTATCGGGCTGAAAGAATGAAGGAATGTATGTATTCGTATCGGCTAGTTTATCCAGTTCTTCAGGAAGCTGACGGCGTACATATTCGCCTGTCATCGTTTCACGAGGGTAAATGAATACATCGC